GCAAAATCCGCGCAATGGCGCAGTGGGATTCGATCCGGCGCGTCGTGCGGTGGTACTACGAAGATTTTTACCAAACGGCAGTCGCTGGGGTGTACCAAGGCGGCGTCGCATACGCGCCAGTTTTCGACCGCTGGGGTCGCTTCGCCAGCAACGCGACGGCGATTGCGTATGTCAGCGACAGCGTGCCAACCATGACGAGCGAGGCTCGGCCGCGACAGAATGTGCCGCTGGTGATGGACGCGACGACGTTTGGCTGCCGCGTGTACCGCGGCCCTGCTGCGGACACGACGGCGACGACGCACATCATTGGCGATGACGTCGACCACAGCGTCCTGACGGGCGTTCGCCTGCGCGTGACCGGCTCGCCGTTCAGCATGCTCTGCCTGCCGCGGTGGCGCAACGACCTGTCCGACCTGGCGTCGCCGTGGACGATCGGCGACGCGGTTCTGCGGACCGCAGACGGGCGGTACGACGTGTCGCACTCCGCGCGCTGGCACATGCTTGAGTTTCGCCAATCCGGCATGTTTGAACTGCACGGGTTTCGCGTGGACGCGCCGCGGGCTGGCAAGCGATGAGGCGGCCCGTACAAGTCGAAGGGCTAGACCTGCCGCTGCCGGCGCTGCGCGAAATGCGAACGCTGGCGAGCTTCTACAACACCTTCGCCGGCCGGCTGTTTACCGGCGAGGGCTCGCCGGAGGGCGTGATTGCTGCGGACCGCGGTGCGCTGTATCTGCGCACGGACGGCGGCGCTAGCACGACGCTTTACGTCAAAACGGCTAACGCAGGGCTTAAAACAGGCTGGACCGCAAAATGACCTACCAGGAACTGATCGACCTGTACATGCGCTCCGGCGGCATGGCGCCGCGCGCACCGAGTTACGCGCCGACCGGCGAGGGTGGAAGCTTTACTTACGATCCGGGCGGCTCGCAAGCGGTGCAATTGCCGGACGGGCGGACCGCGATGGTGGGCGCCGACGGGACCATCACCATCTCGCAGCTGAACGACGGCCGCGACCGGGAGACGGTGACGCGGATGACGCCGGACGGGCAGGCGACGACCGAGGAGCGGGAGTACGACCGGAACGCAAACTGGCGGCGCAGTCTAGCGGGGGCAATTGGAGTAGGCGTCGGCGGCCCGTTGCTGGGCGGGTTGGCGAGCGCATATTTGGGCGGTGCCGGGGGGCTAACGGCGGCCGAACTGGCGGCGATTGGCGGGTCCGAAGCGGCTGCGCAGGCAGGCAGTGCGGCGCTTGCGGGAGGCGCCGGTACGGCCGCTGGCGGCGGGCTGACCGCCGCGGAGCTCGCCGCCATCGGCGGGTCGGAGACGGCTGCGCAGGCGGGCAGTGCGGCGCTTGCGGGAGGCACAGTAGTCCCTCCCGCTGCCCCTGCGCCTCCCGCACCGCCGACCGCAGCGGGCGCCGGCATGCTGGGTAGCATCGGGTCGGCGCTCGCCGGCAATCCGGCGCTGGCCGGCGCGACATTAGGCGCGATCGCGGGCGCTGCGGGCTCTCGTCCCGAGTCGCAGACGCAGACCAACACGCAGAGCCTGCCGCCGTGGTTGCAGCCGTACGCGGAGTCGTTCCTGCGCCGCGCGGACGCGCTGTCGCAGCAGCCGTTCCAGGAGTACACCGGGCCGGGCGTGGCGCCAATGACGCCGGACCAGACGCTCGCCATCGACCAGGCGCGGCATCTGGCGGTGAACGGCGATCCGCTGGTCGGCCGCGCGCGGGATCAGCAGTCCGCGCTGCTCGCCGGGCAGATGCTCGGGCCGAATCAGTTCCTCGACCGCTACGCGCAGGGCATCGGCGACCGCATGGGCGAGGCGTATGCGACGGGCACGCGCGCGGGGCTCATGGGCCGGCAGGCGATGGGCGGCGGCACGCTGAACAACAGCAGCGCGTTCGGGCAAACGCTGCAGAACAGCGACCGCGCGTTCGGCGATGCGCTCGGGCAGACGATGAATCAGTTGTACTACGGCAATTTCCGGGACGAGCGCAACGCGCAGGATGCTGCCGCGCGGTCGTCGCTGGGGTTCGCCGCGGACCAGCGGGCGAACACGCAGGGCCTGCTGTCCGCGGGCATGTTGCAGCAGCAGCAGCAGCAGAACGTCAACAACTACCAGCGGTCCGAGTTCGACCGCCGTCAGCAGTATCCGTATCAGCAACTCGACGTGCTGCGCGGGGCGATCAACCCCGCATTCGGCGGGCAGTCGTCGGCCACGCGCACGGACCCCGGCGTCAGTCCGTGGCAAGGGGCGCTCGGCGGGGCGCTGTCGGGCTGGGCGATCGGCAACAACCTGTTTGGCGGGCAGCAGCAGAACAGCACCACGCAAGGGCCGACGCAGCCGCAGGCGCGACCGTTCACCGACTACTGGAATTGGAGGCCGCAATGAGTCTTCTTGGGCCGACTATCGACCCGCTGTCGCTCGGCCTGCTGTCCGCGGGCTCGGCGCTCATGTCCGGCCGGCGCGGGCTCGCGCAGGCGCCGATGGCGTTCGCGCAGGGGCTGTTGAGCGGCCAGGATGCGCAGCGGCAGGCGCGCACGGACGAAATGCGCATGCAACTGCTGCAAGGGCAGTTAGGCGCGCTGGAGTCGCAAGCCGAGCACAGGCGCGCGCTAACGACGAAGGCCGAGGACGAAGTGCGGCGCGCGGCTGCCACGCGTGTGATGCGCGATGGCGTCGTGCAGCGGATCGTCGCGCGCGCGCAGGAAGGCGGCCAACCGCAGATCACGGCGCAAGACGTCGGCGAGTATGTCGCCGCGGGCGGCAAGATCGAAGAACTGCAAGCAATGGCGGCGTCCGGCCAGTGGGGCCGACCCGAGGTCGCGCGCACCATCGAATTCGCAGACGAAAGCGGCGTGCCGATGCTGCAGCAGTTGGACAAGTTCGGCGCCCCGGTCGGCGCCCCGGTGCGCAAGCCGGTGCAGTTGAACATGACCAACCGCGGCGGCTCCATCACGCCGACCAACCCGTATACCGGCGCGGCGGCGGGCGCGGACCTGTCTGTGACGAACACGCCGGACGCGCTTCTGACGGACGAGCGCATGCGCAGGGAAGGCGCGCTTAACCGCGGGCAGCAGTTGAGCATTGCGCAGATGAGCGATGCGCGGGCGCGCGAGGCCAACGCCACGGCGAGCAGCAACCGCGAAGCGTTCCAGTACATCCAAACCCCGCAGGGGCTTGTCGCAGTGCCGCGGCAGGCCGGCGACGGCCCGGTGCAGGCGCGTCCGGTCGTAGACGCATCCGGCGCGCGGGTTGGCGTCGACGCCAACACCGGATCGGCGCAGCGCGTGCGCGAAGCACGGGACGCGCTGCAGCTGATCGACCAAGCCGAGCGGTTGATCGGCCGTTCTACGGGCAGCTATGCCGGTGTGGCTTACGACATGGCCGCGCAGGTGTTCGGCATCCCGACCGAGGGCGCACAGGCGTCGGCGCAACTGAAGGCTATCGAGGGCGCGCTTGTTGCAAAGATGCCCAAGATGTCCGGCCCGCAGTCGGACAAAGACGTGTTGCTGTACCGGCAGATGGCGGGCCAAGTTGGCGACCCGACGATCCCGGCCAACACCAAGCGCGCGGCGCTGCAAACCATCCGCGAGATTCAAGAGAGGTACGCATCCGAGGGCGGCGGCGCGACAGGTTCGTGGGATGCGTTGCGGGACTCTGCGCGGCGCGAACTGGAACGTCGCGGGGTGCGGTAATGGACCTGTCGAAACTCAGCAATTCTGACCTGCGCGCGCTAGAGTCTGGCGACCTGCGGATGATGTCTGCGGCCGGGCTGCGAATGGTCGCGGGAGAAACCGACGATGTGGTGGCCGACAAGGGCACGCCGCAGCCCGGCCTGCGCGAAGCGGGCGCGCGCCTGCCGACCGCTGGTCGCGCGTTCATCAACGCCGCGCAAGGTCCGATGTTCGGGTTCGCCGACGAAATTTCGGGCGCGGGCGCTGCGGCTATTGACCGGTTCCTGCCGTCCGCGCTCGGCGGGCAGCGCAACCCCGGCATGACGTTCGGCGACCTGTACACGCGATATCGAGACGTTGCGCGCGGGGCGTCGGAGTCGTACGGGCAGGAACGGCCGGTCGTGTCGGCGCTTACGCAGGCGGGCGCGTCGCTGCCGCTGATGGGCGTTACGCGGGCAATCGAAAGCGCGCTTCCTGCCGCCGCGTCAACGGCTGGGGCTGTGCGCAACGCGGCGATCATCGGCGGCGGCTTGGGCGCGGTCAGCGGCGCGGGTGCAGCCGATTCGGTGTCCGACATCCCGCAGGAGGCCGCGCGGGCGGCTGCACTGGGCGGGGCGATGTCGGCCGCGGTCCCGATGCTCGGCGCAGGCGTGCGCGCCGCCGCAGGGAATGTCCGAGCGCGCAGCGGTGGCACGACCGCCGACGACCTGGCGCGCGAGCGCGTGGCCGCGGCGCTGGCTCGAGACGGGTCCGGCGCTACGCAGGCCGGGGCGCGGCTTTCGAAGCTTGGCGACGAGGCAAGGGTCGCGGACGCTGCAGGCAAGAACACCCGCGACCTGCTCGACACGATGGCGACCGCTCCGGGCCGCACGGCGGATCGCGTCGAGACAATGATCCGAAACCGTCAGATCGGGCGGGCGGATCGCATTACCGAAGGCGCGGCGGGCCTTGCTGGCGGCCGGCAACTGCCCGCGGAGATTGCCGAACTGACGCGCAGGCAGGCTGAGGACGCCGGCCCGATCTACCAAGCCATCCGCAACATCCCGGTGGCCGCCGACGACCGGCTGCAGCGCATCCTGCAGCGGCCCGTCGTGCAGGACGCCATCGCGCAGGCGCGCGTCGCCGCGGCGAACGCTGACGACGTTCTGCCGGACATCAAGGCCGGCGAGGCGGCGCCGATGGCGGTGTGGGACCAGATCAAGCGCGGGCTCGATGATGTCATCGGGCTCAAGAAACGCAACGTGGACGTCGGCACGTCCACGAACGCCGCGAAGTCGACGCTAGCGGACGCGCTCAAGACCAAGCGCGATCTTGTCGGGGTGCTAGACGAACTGGTGCCGGACTACAAGCGCGCGCGCGATGCATTCAGCGGCCCGGCGGCGCTCAAGGATGCGATGGACGAGGGGCGGTCGCTGTTCGCCATGCGCCCCACGGAACTACGCGAAATGCTTGGCGGCATGAGCGCGAGCGAGCGCGACGCATTCCGGGTCGGTGCCGCGCAGGCGCTGCGCGACAAGGTGGGCACAGAGAGTGGGCAGACGGCGGTCCTCAAGTTCTGGAAGGAACCGGCGACGCGCGAGCGCCTGCAGGCGGTGTTCCCGAACACGCGCACGTACCGCGAATTCGAGGCGGCTCTATTGGCCGAAGGCCGGCTCAAGATGTTGGAGCAAGTCGGCCGCGGGACGCAAACGGCATCGCGCAACGCACGCCAGGACGACGAAGGCGCTGCGGCACTCGGCGCCATGGCGGACACAGCCGCGGCCCTAACGTCGCGCACTCCGCTCGGCGCGCTGCAGGCGGTCCGCAACGTCTACGGGCGGATGGTCGTGCCCGAGCCTGTGCGCGACCGCATCGGCGACATGCTGCTAACGCGCGGCCCGCAGGCGCAGACGCTGCTCGGCGACCTGTCGCGGTTCGTAGACGCGGAGAACGCGCGCCGGTCAACGGCCGCAGCACGCGCGGGCCTGCTCGGAGGCGTCAGCATCACGTCCCTGCTTGACTGAGGCTGCCATGTCCCAACGTCAGGAAGTCGCAGCCGAGAGTCTGCGCGCGGTCCCTGCCATCGCCGCCGCCGGGTTCACGGTCGGCGGGGTCACGCTGCAGGACTGGGTGCTGATCGTCACGCTCGTCTACATCATCTTGCAAATCGCGTACTTGCTGTTCCGGTGGCTGAGGCTCGCCAGCCAGCCCAGCAAGCGCATCGACACGGAGTCCGGCGAATGATGCTCATCGACCTGTGGTTCTGGCTCGCCGCGCGGGCCATGCTCATGTGGGTGCTGCGATGATCGAGACGCTGCTATCGTTCCTGGGCGGCTCCGCGTTCCGGATGGTGTGGGGCGAGTTGTCCGCCGCGTGGACGAAGCACCAGGAACACAAGCACGAGCTCGCCATGCTGCAAGCTCAGACGCAGATCGAGGCGCAGCGCCACGGCCAGCAAGTGGAGATGGTGCGACTGCAGACGGAAGCGCAGGTGTCCGTCGTGCGCGTGCAGGGCGAGGCGGACATCTCGCGCGGGGAGACGGACGCTTTCGTGGAGGCCGTGCGCGCCACGTCGCGGGCTGTCGGCGTGGCGTGGGTCGACGCGTGGAACGGCGCCATCCGCCCCGGCTTGGCGACGATGGCGGCGCTGCTCATCGCCGGGCACTTCGCCCGCAGCGGGTTTGCGCTGGACGAGCAGGGGTGGGCGCTCGTGTCCGCGATCATCGGCGTGTACATCGCCGACCGCAGCCTCGCCAAGCGCGGGAAATGACGGACGACGCGCTGCCGATTGTCGAGGCGCTGTGCGTGCGGTTCGAGGGCGTGTACCTGCACCCGTACGCATGCCCCGCGGGCGTGGCGACGATCGGAGTCGGGGCGACTCGATACCTGGATGGCCGCGCCGTGCGGCTGTCCGACCCGCCGATCACGCGCGAGGAAGCGATGGCGCTGCTGCGGCTGTCGCTCGAGCGCGAATACATGCCGCAGGTAGTCGCGCTGTGCCCCGGCGTCGACACGCCTGGCAGGCTCGCGGCGATCACTGACTTCGCGTTCAACTGCGGTGTCGGTGCGCTGCGGGCGTCGACCCTGCGCCGCCGCGTCAACGCCGGCCAGTGGGACGACGTGCCCGCGCAGTTGATGCGCTGGGTGTTCGCCGCCGGCAAGCGGCTGCGCGGGCTCGAGCGGCGCCGGGCCGCGGAAGCCGCGCTCATATGACCCGCACAGGCCACTAGGAGGCCGCTATGCGACTCGCTGCCCTCGCCCTCGCCGCAACACTAGCCGGGGTGCCGGCAGCGGCGTCCGACCCGCCGATCTGGCTCGGTGTCATCTGCGACGGCCCGGTCCCGGTCGGCATGCAGATCCGCGCCACCCGCGCCGCGGAGACGGTCGTAACGCTGGACGAGCTCGTGGCGTTCTGCGCGTCTCAGGCGCCCGCGCAGCCGCAGCGGCAGACGTGGCGGGGGACGACGTGACGAAGCGCAAGGCCACCCCGCCGCCCATCGCCCGCGTTAGCTGGCTAGACGCATCCATGTCCGCCGCGGACCACTGGCAGGACGGCGCGCCAAAGCGCCCGACCGTGCGCGGGCACGTCTGCGTAAGCGTCGGCTACCTGACTCACGCGGACGACCATTTCGTGCAACTGACGCAGACGCTCACGCACGGGCAGCACGCGCACGTCGTCAACATCCCGCGCGCGATGGTGCAGACGATCGAATCGCTCGCCGTTGGCGGTCCGCTCGGGGGCGCGTGATGGCAGAACGCAAAGTCACCGACGCCGATCTGGTAGCGCTCCACAAGGAGCACGGCGGCTCGCCCACGCGCATGTCCGCGGCAATCGGCATGTCCACGCGCGCGCTCGTGTCCCGCATGCGCAAGATCGGCATCCCGCCGCTGCCAGTCGGCCGGCCGACGATGGCGCCCGCTGCAAAGACGCTGTACGCCGTGCGCCCGCAAGGGCGGCTGGACGCCACGGTAGACGACGGCGTGGTGCTAGTGGGCTCCGACTGCCACTACTGGCCCGGCATCATCAGCACCGCGCACCGCGCGTTCGTGCGCATGTGCGCGGAGATGCGGCCGAGGGTCGTGGTGCTGAACGGCGACGTGTTCGACGGTGCCAGCAACAGCCGGCACGGCCGCATCGAGTGGGAGAAGCGCCCGAGCGTCGTGCAGGAACTGCGAGCGGTCGAGGAGCGGCTGGCAGAGATCGAAGCCGCGGCGGGCGGCGCGTTGCTGGTGTGGACGCGTGGGAACCACTGCATGCGGTTCGAAACGGCATTGTCCGCGCAGTCGCCGCAGTACGAAGGCGTGCAGGGCTTCAGCCTGTCGCATCATTTTCCGGCCTGGAAGCACTGCATGGCGCTGTTCGTCAACGAGACGACGGTGATCAAGCACCGCTACCGTGGTGGCATCCACGCGGTCAGGAACAACACGCTGCAGGCCGGGATGACGACGGTTACGGGCCACCTACATTCGCTTCGGGTTTCGCCGCTCACCGACTACAACGGCACGCGGTACGGGGTCGACACCGGGACGCTCGCGGACCCGTACGGCGACCAGTTCGGCTATACCGAGCTCAACCCGGTGGACTGGCGGTCCGGCTTTGCGGTGTTGACGTACTGCAAGCGGCGCCTGCTCTGGCCGGAGCTTGTGCATGTGATGGACGAGGGCCAAGTCGAGTTCCGCGGCCAGGTGATCGAGGTCTAGCGCGAAACTTTGGAGAATTTGCCAAACCGCCAAATTTCGCCGCGCGGCGAAATTTGGTCAGCCTTGGACCGGACACCCGCGCACCGCGCAGCCATGCGGGTTTGCAGGGTGGCCTAGATAAGCCTCCATCACCTGCTGTGTCTGTCCAATACTAGCCTGCCGCACCCCGCCAATCCCGGCGGAATCGTGCCTCATCTGTAGGCAGCGTATTGGACAGCCGCGGCCCGCGGACCGAGCGTTCATGCGGCGGGCGGGTCGGTCGCCGGCGCCATACAGGGGCCGCGCACAATCGGCACGTGCCGCCGCCCGACCGTGATGCCGTCCGGCAAGGCGAACCCGCGCAGTCGCACGTGATCGAACACGTGACCGGTGCTCTCTCCCGCGTTCCAGTGGCGGGCGTTGTACGGCGGGTTCAGGTGGTGGATCAAGGCCGACTCGACCGAGTTAAGCCACGACTTGCAGCACCAGTCCAACATGTCGTCCGGCACGAGCAGCACGTACTCCTCGTCCCACTCTCTCGTCGCTGCGTGGGTGCGGCGCCGGTACTCCGGGTCGACCGTCTGGCCGACGTACATCAACTGGCCGTCTAGGATGTGCATGTAGACGCACGGGGTCAGCCGCCGCGGATCGTCGGCCGGGACGTCCGACAGCCGCACCAGTCGTTCATCGAGCGGGATGCGCTCCAGGTCGAGCGCGTACGTGAACCACCGCTCGCGCGGGGTGCGGTCATCTTCTGCTTGCGTCGTGGGATCAGGCATGTGCGCTCCGCCGTGCTATCGCGCCCCGAGAAGCCGCATGGATGCTGGGCATGCACCCACTGAGCTACGGAGGCATACCGGCAATTCTACCACCGCTCGGGCTCCGATACCGTCATTCTGCGCCATCGGCTACCATCCGCCGTCACGTCGGCCCGCTACAGTGCTACGGCCGGGCGTGCTACCGATGCAGCGGGGTGCTACGGCATGGCGTCCATCATCCAGACGGGGCCGCGGGCCTGGCGAGCGCAGGTGCGCCGCAAGGGCCACAAACCTATCACCCGGACCTTCACGACGCGCCGGCTCGCCGAGCAGTGGGCGCGCCGCGTCGAGGCCGACATCGAGCAGGGCAAGGCGCCGGAGGTCGGCGGCGGGCTGACGGTGCGGCAGGCGGTCGAGGCGTTCCGGGAACTGCGCGACACCGGCCAGCGGCCAATCCGCGCCGGATCGACCGAGCACTACATGCTGCGACACCTGGACGAAGGGCTCGGGCCGACGCCGGTCGATCGCGTAACGCCGCAGGTGCTGGCGACCTGGGCGCGCAGCCGCATGGACGAGGGCGCCGGCCCGGCCACGATTGCGATGGAGGTGAGCAAGCTCGGCACGGTGCTGCGGCACGCCGGCACGTGGCTGCACCGGCCGTTGCCCGACGTGGTGACGCCGGCCCGGCCGCTGCTGGAGTACAGCGGGCTTGTCGGCCCGACGAACCAGCGCGAGCGGCGGCCGAGCGATGACGAGGTGGCGCGCTTGCTGGCCGCAGCGCACCCGGTGCTCGGCGACCTGATCCGCCTGGCGCTGCTCACGACGATGCGCCGCGGCGAGCTCGTGCGTATCCAGTGGGGCGACGTGGACCGAGAGCGGCGGCTGGTGCTGATCCGGGATCGGAAGCATCCGCGGCGCACGACCGGCAATCACCAGTGGTGCCCGCTGCTCGGTGACGCTCTCGCGCTCATCGACCGACAGCCGCGAGTGGATGACCGCATCTTTCCGGTGGCGCCCGAGTGGGTCAGCGATCAGTTCAAGGCTGCGTGCGACGCGCTCGGCATCGCCGATCTGCACTTCCACGATCTGCGGCACGAGGGCACGTCGCGGCTTTTCGAGCAGGGCTACGACATCGCGCAGGCGGCGCTCGTGACCGGGCATCGAAAGTGGTCGAATCTCCAACGATACACAAACCTGCGACCTGAGGCGGTACACTTAGGGCCTCACCCATCCCGTCCGACCACGAATGCCACACCCGAGCCGAACCAAGGACATCGCGGGCCAGAAGTTCAACCGCCTGACGGCGCTGACGTTGACCCGCGTTGACGAGAGGCGGCGAGCAATCTGGCTGTTCCGCTGCGACTGCGGGCAAGAGCGCGAAGCGGCGGCGACACAGGTCCGCTACGGGCACACGACGTCGTGCGGGTGCGCGATGCGCGAGCAGCAGGCGCGCGGAACGCTGAGGCATGGCAAAGCGAAGTCGCCGGCGTGGCGCTCGTGGCTTTCGATGCGCCGTCGATGCCGTTACGGATCGCGCTGGACCGACTACCGTGGCCGCGGCATCACCGTCTGTGAGCGATGGGAACGGTTTGAAGCGTTCTTCGAAGACATGGGTGATCCGCCGGCCGGCGCCACGCTGGACCGCATCGACAACGCCAGGGGGTATGAGCCGGGCAACTGTCGATGGGCGTCGAAGGCCGCGCAGTACGCGAACACGACGAGAACCATCTACGTGCAGTTCCACGGCGTCCGCGTTCCGTTCATCGACTTGGTCCGAGTCTCTGGCGTCAAGCGCGCGACCGCGCACGCGCGTATGTTCCGATACGGATGGACCGCGGAGCGGGCCTTCCCGAACCTCAGGCCAGAGTCGCTGACGACTTCGCCTGTGCGCGCATCCGGTCTAGATGCTCGGCCACGTCCCGATGGTCCGCCCAGCGGCGACCCTGATCCAGATACGTCGGGATCGGAAATCGACCCTCGCTGATCTGGTTGCGGATCGCGCCTGGCGTCATCGACAGTTCCCGCCCGAGGTCGTCCAGCGACAGCCGCAGGCCGTACCGCTCGATCAGGTACGCGTGCGCGAGAAAGCTCATCTGTGCATCTCCATAGCATCGACCCTCCGCTGCGCGCTCGGCCGCTTCCGCGCGGTGAGGGCGGCGAGGTCGGCGGTGGTCAGGATCACGTCGGCCGCCCCCGGCACGCCCGCTCCAGCTCTCGAGTCAGATCTCGGTGCGCCTCATGCGCCCGGTCGATGGCGGCCTCCAGCACGGCCGCATCGCCGACGCACGCCCGGATCGCAGCGTTCTCATCGCCCGGCACACTGTCGCCCGAGTCGACCCACTCGATGTCGTGCAGCGCCTTGGCGACCTTCGACAGATGCTCTCGGAACGCCCGACGCTCGGCGGTGCTGGTGTCGAAAATTGCGTCCTCCAGCCGGCGGTACAGATAGTTCATCGCCCCGCCGCTCATCGCTCATTCCACAGCATCTCGCGCAGGATGTCGGCCTGGGCGTTCCACGCTGCGCCCCCCGCAGCGTCCCACGCAGCGTCCCACGCGGCGTCCCTTGCGGCGGCCCGTGCGGCAGCGTTCGCAGCGGCCCTCGCAGCGGCCCACGCGGCGTCCCTCGCGGCGTCCCACGCGGCGGCCTTCGCGGCGGCCCACGCGGCGGCCCACGCGGCGTTCCTCGCGGCGGCCTTCGCGGCTGCACTCGCAGCGGCACTCGCAGCTGCACTCGCAGCGGCACTCGCATCGGCACTCGCAGCGTTCAATTCGGCGTCGGTCGCCTCGCCCCGCGCATACCGCTCCGCGACATCCAATGCCGCGACGGAGCGCGGGTCGCGCATCAGATGCTGCACCTGCCGTGCGAGCCGCACCGCGAGCAGCCGCGCGAACCTGTCGCACGGCTCAATTGTCGCGCGCAGGCACCACAGCGCATCGTCGAGGCCGTTGCCATCGAGCACGGCCGACAGCGGGATCGGCGTGTCGCGGCCGTAGACCTTGACGCCGCCGAGATGGCGCGCCAGCTTTCGATATCCCGACTCGCAGGCGCCCTGCTTGCGCAGCAGCGCAAATGTCGTATGAAGCATCACTTCTCGCGGCCCCGCCGCGGGCGCATCGCGGCGGGATGTGTTCGGCATGGCCGCCGTGCGCTCGGGGCTAAAACGGAATCGCGTCGTCGTCGCTGCCAGGCTCGCGCGAGGGCTTGGCGGGCTGCGCGTCGTCTTTCGCCTGCACCGACACGCTCAAGTACTTCTCGCCGGTCTTGCTGGTCTTCAGCCACGCGGACAGCCAATAGTCCGTACCGCCGACGTTGAGCGTGCCCTTGTAATCCGGGTGCTTGTCGGATTCTTTGCGCGTGTTCTTGAACAGCGCGCCGCGGTTGGTGTTGTCGAATTCTTGGCTCATGCAAGTTCCTTTTCTTCGGTGTGGATCAAATCCCACCACTGTTCAAGTTCGCGCAGAAACCCGCGCGCGGCTTCCTCGACTTCTTCGATTTCTTCGCGCTTGGGGGTCCACTCTACGATGTGCAGGCGCTTGGACTCCGACAGCACGCGCGGGTCGTAACTGACGAACACAACATGCTCGACTTGATTGCACGCGCATTGCGCGAGAACCTGCGGGCGGTATCTTTCGGGCACGACGGCGCCAGCCATTAGGTATTCGACATGCGTCTGCGTGTCGGGCGCCTTCATTTCAAAGGTAGCCGCGCCGCGCTCAATCGTCACCAGCGCATCCGACGTGGCGCCGAAGTCGCGGATCGTCGGGTGCTCGACAAAGCCGACGGCACGAAGCATGTTGCCGGTCCGCAGTTCGTACTCGGATTTCCCTTGCGGCTCCAACTCCAAACCGCGCAGCATCCGCTCGCTGACGAAGTTCGGCATGGTGTCGCCGGTCATGCGCTCGGCAATCAGCCGCTTGAGCAGCGCGACTCGCTTAGCGCCGGGTTTGCCGGTTTTCGTCATATCCATTGCGTCCGCCATTACCGACGCGGACAACTTCCCGCAGCGGGACTGGAGCCACGCGGCTTTTTCGCCGGCGTTCACGCCGCCACCGTGTCAGCCTTCGCCGCCGCGGTCTTGAGCGACGCGGCGTGCGTGTCCCACACCGCGCGCTTGGCCGCGCCGTTCGGTAGCGCGGCGAACACCCGCTGCAAGGCCGCAGAACCCTGCGTAGCGGCTTCCCGCAGCGCGGACAGCATCTCGTCCGTCTCGCCCGCCGCGGGCGGCTCTGGCGCGTCCTGGCGGCCGTTGCCACGGCCCGCCGCCGCGTTGCCGTCGTCGTCCTCGGCTGGCACGCCGAACGCCGCCATC